GTCCATCAAGCAGCACACGACTGGTTCGCGTACTGCCACGGGCGCGACCGTCAACGGCAACGCTACGGAAGGCGCTTCGACCATCACGCTCGCGTCTGCTGGCAACGCCCTGACCTTCACCGTTGGTGACGTGTTCACGGTGGCTGACTGCTTCTCCGTCAACCCGCAGACCCGCGAAAGCACGGGTTCGCTTCAGCAGTTCGTCGTGACTGCCGCCAACACATCGACGTCTGGCGGCGCGGTAACGCTTGCTGTGTCCCCGGCGCTCTACTCGCCGTCCAACGCTCTGGCGACCGTCAACACCCTGACGATCACCGGCAAGGCCGTCACCTTCATCGGCGCGGCTTCGACCCAGTACCCGCAGAACCTTGTGTACCACAAGGACGCCATCTCCTTCGCCACGGCTGACCTTCTCATGCCGAGCGGTGTGGATATGGCTTCCCGCCAGGTTCACAACGGCATCTCGATGCGTATCGTGCGCCAGTACGACATCAACAACGACCGGCTCCCCTGCCGTATCGACGTGCTGTACGGCTTCTCGACCATCCGTCCGCAGATGGCCGCGCGCATCTGGGGCTAACAGGTAAAGATAGGAGATACTCACATGGCACTTTCCAATGGCGCTGGTGGCTACCAGGTCGGTGACGGCAATCTGGGCGAAATCAGCTTCTACAACTCTGACACTCCGGCGGTTCTTTCCGGCGCAACCGTAACCATCACCGCAGCCAATCTGGCTACGGGCGTCTGCACGATGGACAGCGGCAGCACGTCTGCGGGCACCTACACGTTCCCGACTGGCGCTCTTATTGATGCGGCGTTCCCCAGCATGAAGGTTGGTTCGACCTTTGATTGCGCGTTCATCAATATCGGCGACGACGCAGCCAACGACGTGACGTTTGGTGCTGGCACGGGCAACACCCTTGTCGGTAATGCGGTCATTCAGGACTCTCTGACCGCGACCAGCAATACGTCCGGCATCTTCCGTTTCCGCAAGACGGGCGACGCGGCATTTACGATTTATCGTATTGCCTAAGCAACAAGGCCCCCGCTTCGGCGGGGGCCTTAACTCATCAAGGAGACTACTATGCCGAATACAAAGCCTGTGGGCGTTGCTTACGCCGATCCCGAACTGGTTTCGGGCACCACGATCACTGGCGCCGCCATTTCCGGCGGCACTCTCTCTGGCGCCGCCATTTCCGGCGGCACTCTCTCTGGCGCGGTTGTGTCCTCGCTCAACCTTGATGTCGCCAAGCCCGCCGCAGCCGGTTCTACCCGCGCTGATGCAACGGCTCTGACGGCGTCATTCAGTTGGGTCACTGCCGCTGACGCCACCAAGGGTGTCGTCCTTCCGGCCCCTACGGCTGGTCGCGTTATCGCCATCAAGAACGACGACACAGCTAACGCCGCGCTCAAAGTGTACGCTCCGGGTTCCGCCCAAATTAACGGCGTCGCCGGGTCTACTGCGTTTAGCATGGCCGCCAAAACGGCGTGCTTTTTTGTCGCTTATGACACTACGGACTGGTTCTCCATTCCGCTGGTGGCTTCGTAACCTTGCGGGCGGCTCCGGCCGCCCGCTTCTTCTGGAGGGAACATGATTTATCTTCGTCACTTCAAGCACGGCGTCAAGATTGCCACCATGGAGATGGAAGCGCAGTATGACGAAAGTCACGGTTGGGTGCGGTTTGACCCGGACGAACAGTTGAATGATACGCCGGAACCGAGTAATGTCATGCTTGAACCCCGGCGCCGCGGGCGACCCCGCCTAACGCAGGACGAATGACATGACGACGGCTGGCGACATCATAAACGGATCCTTGCGGCTTATCGGTCAGTTGGCCGAAGGCGAAACGTCGTCTTCCGAGACGGCGCAGGACGCGCTTGCCGCCATGAACCAGATGATCCAGTCGTGGAACACCGAGCGCCTCGCCGTGTTCTCTACTCAGGATCAGGTCGTCACTTGGCCACCGGGTCAACGGTCGCGCACGTTCGGGCCGACCGGCGATATTGTCGCTAACCGGCCTATCGCCATCGACGACAGCACATATTTCCGCGATCCGGCTAGTGGCATTTCCTATGGGCTCAAGCTGATCAATCAGCAGCAGTACAACGGCATCGCCGTCAAGACCGTCACCAGCACTTACCCGCAGGTGATGTGGGTCAACATGACCTACCCCGACGTTGAGATGTACGTCTACCCGGTGCCGACCAAGGTGCTGGAGTTCCACATTGTTTCGGTTGAGGAACTGACCCAGCCTGCCAATCTGGCGACCGACCTTGCGTTTCCGCCAGGTTACCTGCGCTGCTTCCGTTACAATCTGGCTTGTGAACTGGCGCCTGAGTTTGGCGTTGAGCCATCGCGGCAGGTGCAGCGCATCGCCATGACTTCAAAGCGCAACTTGAAGCGCATCAACAACCCCGACGACATCATGTCGATGCCCTACAGCATCGTCGCAACCCGCCAGCGGTTCAACATTTTTGCAGGAAATTACTGAGGTAAATTATGTCTAACGTTGCCATCTCTCAACTTCCTGTTGCTACCACAGCTACTGCTGCGGATGAAATACCGATTGTTCAAGGCGGCGTTACCAAAAAGCTGACCAACGCGCTTTTGTTCAGCACCTCGTCGCTTGCCAGTGCTACAGGATTGCCGATTGTCGCAGGTACGACAGGCACACTGACTGTTGCGCGCGGCGGAACGGGCTCTACTACATCAACAGGCACAGGCACGGTAGTATTATCCACCAGCCCGACGCTAGTGACGCCAACGCTTGGCGTTGCAACAGCTACATCCATCAACAAGGTTGCTATTACCGCGCCCGCAACGAGCGCCACGCTGACCATTGCCAACGGCAAGACACTGACGGCCAATAACTCGCTGACACTTGCGGGCACGGACGGCAAGACGCTGACAATCAATAACTCGCTGACACTTGAGGGCACGGACAGCACAACGATGACGTTCCCGTCTACCAGCGCCAGCATTGCGCGGACGGACGCGGCGCAGACATTTACGGGCAATCAAACTTTTAATGGGGCTATAATTGAAAGTGTACAGGGGCTGTCTGGCCCCGGCGCCGTCAATATCACCCAATCCGTCACTAAGTTCACTTCAACGGCGGCGGGTAACGCCTTGACTTTGGTCGATGGCGTTGAAGGCCAGCGTAAGACCATCGTGTATGTGGCTGAAGCCGCAGGCGGCGACACAGGCGTATTAACGCCATCTAACTTGGCTAACGGCACGAGTATCACGTTCGGCGCTGTGGGAGACACTTGCGTCCTTCAATTCTTGGGTAGTGAGTGGTGGGTGATCTTGCTTCGCGGCGCGGTATTGGCCTAAACGATGCAGACGCCGATCCTTGGTTCAGCGTACACGGCCCGCAGCGTAAACGCTGCGGACAGCCGCATGGTGAACTTGTTTCCTGAAGTTGTGCCGGAAGGCGGTAAACAACCTGCGTTTCTTCAACGGTGCCCCGGCTTGGTGCTGCAAACTGTTGTCGGCAGCGGCCCAATTCGCGGGCTTTGGGAGCACAACGGCTATCTTTATGTCGTGTCGGCAAATACCTTCTACCAAGTGAACAGTGCTTGGGTTGCAACAGCCAAAGGCACTGTTGATGGCACGGGGCTGGTCAGCATGGCCGATAACGGCACGCAGATCATGATTGCGGCCAGCCCAAAGGGTTACATCTACAACACCCTTACCGGCGTCTTTGGGCAGATCGCCGATCAGGACTTCCCTGGTGCTTCGGTCGTTGACTATCTTGACGGCTACTTTGTTTTCATTCAGCCAAACAGCCAGCGTATGTGGGTGACCGCCTTATTGGACGGCACCAGCATTGACCCGTTGGATTTTGCTAGTGCTGAAGGCGATCCTGACAACATCGTCAGCATGATTGTAGACCATCGCGAAGTCTGGTTGTTTGGCAACAGCTCGACCGAAGTCTGGTATAACGCCGGGTTGCCAGACTTTCCGTTGGCCCGCATTCAAGGTGCGTTTAACGAACTGGGCTGCGCTGCGCGCTACAGCGTTGCCAAGATGAACAACCAAATTTACTGGTTGGGTAAAGATCCGCGCGGCCAAGGCATTGTCTATGTGGCCAATGGTTACCAAGGTCAGCGCGTTTCTACGCACGCTGTCGAATGGCAAATTCAACAGTATGGCGATCTGTCGAACGCCATCGGGTACACATACCAGCAGGATGGCCATTCATTCTATGTGCTTGTGTTTCCGTCTGTTGGAAAGACATGGGTTTATGACGCCGCGACCGGCGCATGGCATGAACGTGCGGGTTGGGATGATAGCTGGACGCGGTATCTCGGACAAACGCAGGTTTTTTTCAACGGCAAAAACCTGCTGGGCGACTATGAAAACGGCAATATCTACACTGTTGACCAAAACACATACGCCTATAACGGCGGAACGCAGCGTTGGCTGCGGTCGTGGCGGGCGCTGCCAACTGGCGAAAACACGTTGCGACGCACGGCGCAGCACGCATTGCAGCTTGATTGCGAAACGGGCGTCGGGTTGGAACAATACCCGGCGTATGATGCCGAAGATCTGGCCGCGGAGAACGGCGACCTTCTTATTGCTGAATATGTACAAAACGACATTGTGACGGAAAGCGGAGATACGCTCACTACGGAAGCTGGCGACGAATTTGAAACCTTAGTCGATACGCCAGACTATCCTATTCCGTTTGTTCCGCCGATGTACTTGACGACAACTGCGTATACTGCCGCGCCAGGATACGATCCAGAAGTCATGCTGCGTTGGTCTGACGACGGCGGCCATACTTGGTCGAACGAGCACTGGCGTTCAATGGGCAAGATCGGCCAGTACGGCTACCGCACGATCTGGCGCCGCCTTGGCATGACTGAAAAAATCCGCGACCGCGTGTACGAGGTTAGCGGCACCGACCCAGTCAAGATTGCTATTATGGGTGCCGAGTTGCAGATAAGCGGCACCAATGCCTAACAACACCAATATTACCCCGCCGCGCGTGCCGCTGACAAACCCGGAAACTGGGCTGATTGCGCGCGAATGGTACTTGTTCTTACTCAGCCTGTTTAACCAGACGGGCAACAGCCTTGTTTCTTTAGATGACGTCCAAAAAGGACCGCCCGCCGAAGCAATAGATCTTAACGCTATTCTGTCGGCAGCGCAGATCTCGTCAGGTATCCTGCCGTCCGATCTCGGGCCGATCCTCACGGCGTTGCAGGCGCTGGAAGCGTCGCAGCAGGCGGCGTTTGATCCAACCAATCTGCAATCCAGCATTCAGGCGCTGGAAGCGTCGCAGCAGGCGGCGTTTGATCCAACCAATCTGCAATCCAGCATTCAGGCGCTGGAAGTAGCCCCCGCCTACACGCCGCAGTTGCCTCGACTGCGGTATGGATCGTTCTACGACACGACCGACCAGACAGCAGCGGCAATCAACACTGCTTACGCCATGACGTTCAACTCGACCGACATTACCCAAGGCGTGTATATCGGGACGCCAACGTCGCGGGTGTACGTGGACACGCACAACGTCTACAACATCCAGTTCTCAGCACAGTTTGTTAACACAGCGGGCGGCACGCATAACGTCTGGGTTTGGCTGCGCAAGAACGGTACGGATGTGGCAAATTCAGCCACGACGTTGCGTCTCCAAGGCAACAACGCCGAAGCGGTCGCAGCGTGGAACTTCTTGCTTGACATGAACGCAGGCGATTATTTTGAGCTTATGTGGGAAGTGTCCGATACGGCGGCGTCGTTGTTTAGTGACCCAGCGACCGCTGTCCATCCTGCCATTCCGTCAATCATACTGACGGTTACCGACAACATCAGTTCCAGAGGTGCAACATGACCGTAACGGTTAAAGTTCTTGTCCCGGCCAAAACAGCCGAAAACACCCAGACCACGCAGTACACGGCGGTAGGGGTTACAGCTATCATCGACAAGTTCACGGCGACCAACTATTCGGCGGCGGCGGCGACAATCAGCGTCAACTTGGTGACAGCGGCTGATACGGCAGGCAATAGCAACTTGATCGTCAAGACCAAGACATTGCAGCCGTCCGAAACGTACACTTTTCCCGAACTGGTCGGGCATGTGCTGGCCATCAGCGGGTTCATCTCGACCATCGCTGGAACGGCGTCAGCCATCAACATCCGCGTGTCCGGCCGCGAGGTGACGTAATGGACGCTGCGGGGCAATCGCTGGCGGTTCACTTTCAAACGCTTGATCTGCCTCCCGCAGCGGTCGAGTGGCTTCTGGACGTGTGGCGCATGATCCAGATGCTGGACGACGTGGCTGACGGCGACCCTGTCAGCCGTGATGACTTGAACGGCGCCATCTGGGCCTCGCTGGTCACCATGCCCGCCAACCCGTTCTACCTCGCCAACGCTGCCGCGCTTCAGTCCGGGCTGGCAACGTTGGTGCTCAAGTGGCAGGCGTCGGACGACGCCGAACGGCAGGGGTGGGCTGACGCCCGGTCGTTCGTCTGGCGGGCTGGCTATTACGATCTGATCCTGCTGGTTGTCCTTTTGACGAAGGGTCACGCAACTGCTATGGGTAAGGCCATGACGGTGATGCACCTCTATGGCGAGACGCTTCACGAATATCTGAAGGAGTTTTCCTGATGCCGGGACCAGTAGCAGCAATTGCAGGGGCGGCGGTTGTCGGCGCAGGCGCGTCCATAATCGGCGGCAGGTCGCAAGCCAAGGCGGTCAAAGATGCCTCCAAGGCACAGACCAAAGCCCAGAAACAAGCCCTTGAAGCGCAGATGGAACTTGCGCGGCCTTACGTTGAGGCGGGTAAAAACGCCATGACGCAGTACCAAAACCTTGCGCCGTATCAGTCGTTCAGCATGGACCAGTTCCAAGCCGATCCCGGCTACCAGTTCCGCATGTCCGAGGGCCTCAAGGCTCTGGAGCGGTCTGCGTCGGCACGAGGACTGCTACAGTCAGGCGGAACGCTCAAGGACATCACCCGGTTCGGGCAGGATGCAGCCAGCCAGGAATACCAGAACGCTTTCCAGCGGTATCTGACTGAGCGCGAGGCGCGCATGGACCCGTACCGTTATCTGACGGGCGTTGGGCAGGCTGCGGCTGCTGGGCAGGCAGCCAACGTCGGTGAGGGCATGACCGCGCTTGGCAATATTCAGTCGGCGGGCATCATGGGACAAGCTAACGCGTTTACGAACACGCTGGGCAGCATTTCTGGATTGGCATCAGACGCTGCGGGCGCCTATGGCCAGTATCAGGCGGCGCAGCCGTATCAGAACTATCTCAGGTCCATCACGCCTACAAATAGCGCCATGGGCTTTGCCTCGCCCGGCCAGCGCGCGTAAGGAGCGTCTGCCATGCCTATCAACCCGAACATCATCCTCTCTGGCAACCAGATGGCGCAGCCGCGCCTGCCGGACGTGAACGCCATGATGCAGACGCGCACGGCGGGCATGGAGAACATCTACGCCATTGAGCAGCAGCGCGCCGCGCAGGCGCAGGCGGCTCAGAAGGAGCAGGCAGCGGCGCTGGTGGACGCGCTGGCGCCTGCCTACGCCACCGCGTTCAAGGGCGGCGGCACCAAGGAGTCCATCACGGCGGCGTACAACCTCTTGCCGCCCGAAATCCAGCCGGGTGTTAAGGGGCAGATCGACAAGCTGATGGCCATGCCGTCCGACGACCTGCGCCTGTCGGCGCTGGAGGCAT